ATGTCGGATAGCGAACGCGACGATGCAGCGCAGCGGGCAGAGGTCGAACTGGCCGCGGCGCGAGACGTGTTCGAGACCTTTCGCGACGAACTGGCGACGCTGCTCGCGGAGGTGCGGGCGGGCAAGACGGCGCAGGCCAAGCGGCTCAAGCCTGTCGTGACCGAACTCGCCCGGGCGGTTGCCCGCATGGCCGAGGACGAGGGGAAGCTGCATGGCGCCAGACGGGGGCGGGACGGAACCGGAGCGGGCGGCGACCTTTCGGAGCTGCCGCTCGATCTTGACGCCGCGCGAAGCGAGGTGTGCCGCCGTCTGGCTCGCCTCCGGACCGCCGGAGCGTGAGCGTGCCTTTCTCGAGGGGCTGGACGACCATGCCATAACGGCGCTGCCCTGGCTTTTCGAGGTCTGGGCGCTGCCGCACCAGTTGCCTCCGGCCGGTGACTGGCGGACCTGGGTGGTGCTCGGGGGGCGCGGCGCGGGCAAGACGCGGGCCGGCTCGGAATGGGTGCGCCGCATGGTCGAGGGCGGCACGCCCGAGGCGCCGGGTGCGGCGCGCCGGGTAGCGCTTGTGGGCGAGACTCTCGACCAGGCGCGCGACGTGATGGTGTTCGGCGAGAGCGGGATCGTCGCCTGCACGCCCCCGGATCGGCGCCCGCGCTGGCATGCGACCCGGCGACGTCTGGAATGGCCCAACGGCGCACAGGCGCAGATCTTTTCGGCGCGCGACGCCGAGAGCCTGCGCGGCCCACAGTTCGACGCCGCGTGGGCGGACGAGTTGGCCAAGTGGCCGCGGCCGGAGGCGGCGTGGGACATGCTGCAATTCGCGTTGCGCCTCGGCGACGACCCTCGGGCCTGCGTGACGACGACGCCCCGCAACGTGGCGGCGCTGAAGCGGCTGGTGCACCTGCCCTCGACGGCGGTGACCCATGCCCCGACCGAGGCGAACCGGGCGCATCTGGCGGAGTCGTTTCTGCAGGAGGTGCGGGCGCGCTACGGCGGCACGCGGCTCGGCCGGCAGGAGCTCGACGGCGAGCTGCTCGACGAGGCGGAGGGGGCGCTGTGGTCGCTCGCCACGCTCGAGGCGGCCTCGGTGGCGGAGGCGCCCGAACTCGACCGGATCGTGGTCGCCGTCGACCCGCCGGCGACCGGCAGGACGGCGTCGGACCTGTGCGGCATCGTCGTGGCTGGGGTGAAGATGGAGGGGCCGCCGCGCGACTGGGTGGGCTGGGTGCTGGAGGATCTGAGCCTTGCCGGCGCATCGCCCTCGGCCTGGGCGCACCGTGCCGTGGCGGCGATGGATCGCTGGGGTGCCGACCGGCTGGTGGCCGAGGTCAACCAGGGGGGCGACATGGTCAAGCAGGTGCTCGACCAGTTCGACCCGACGCTGCCCTACCGCGCGGTGCACGCCACGCGGTCGAAGGCGATGCGGGCCGAGCCGGTCGCCGCGCTCTACGAGCAGGGGCGGGTGAAGCATCTGCCGGGGCTGGGCGAGCTGGAGGATCAGATGTGCCGGATGACGCTGCAGGGCTACGAGGGGCAGGGCAGCCCCGACCGGCTGGATGCGCTCGTGTGGGCTCTGACGGAATTGATGATCCTGCCGGTGCGGCGGATGCGCGATCCCGGCATCCGGACGCTCGCCCGGTGAAAGGCAACTGACGGACAATCGAGGCGAAGGCGGAGCGGAGCGCGGCCCGAGGGCGCGCCTCCGCCCCTTCCGGCCCGCCCCCTGCCGAGCCCGGCAGGGGGCCGGGTGGCGTGCGCCTTGCGGGGGCCGAGGCCGGCGGGCCGGCGACGAAGGAGAGAGCGAATGGGATGGAGCTTGCCTTGGCGCCGCGCGGCGCCGGACGGGGACAAGACTGAGTCGGGCGCCCCGGAGGGCGGCGCGGCGCCGCCGGTGCCAGTGCGCGCGGTGCCCTACCGGGGTCGCAAGGCCTCGGCGACGGGGGCGGTTGCGGCGGCGGTGGCGGGCGCGGGGCGTCCGGTCTGGTCGGCGCGCGACGTGGCGACGCTGACGCGCGCCGGTTTCGTCGGCAACCCGGTGGGCTTTCGCGCGGTGAAGCTGGTGGCCGAGGCGGCGGCGGCGCTGCCGCTGGTCTGCCAGGACCGGACGGCACGCTACGAGACACACCCGGTGCTCGACCTGATCCGGCGGCCCAACGCGGGGCAGGGGCGCGCGGAACTGCTCGAGGCACTCTTCGCTCAGCTCCTCCTGACCGGCGACGGCTATGTCGAGGCCGTCGGCTCCGGGGGACTGCCGGTAGAGTTGCACGTCCTGCGCTCGGACCGGATGACCGTGGTGCCGGGGGCCGATGGCTGGCCAGTGGCCTACGATTACACGGTGGGCGGGAAGACGCACCGCTTCGCCATGACGGGCGACGTGCCGCCGATCTGTCACCTGCGCAGCTTCCACCCTCAGGACGACCATTACGGGCTCTCGCCCCTGCGCGCTGCGGCGCAGGCGGTCGACGTGCATAACGCTGCCTCGCGCTGGTCGAAGGCGCTGCTTGACAACGCCGCGCGCCCGTCGGGCGCGATCGTCTATAGCGGCGAAGACGGGGCAGGCACGCTGACGCCCGAGCAGTACGACCGGCTGCTCGCCGAGATGGAGCAACACCACCAGGGCGCGCGCAATGCCGGGCGGCCGATGCTGCTGGAGGGCGGGCTCGACTGGAAGCCGATGGGCTTCTCGCCTTCGGACATGGAATTTCAGAAGACCAAGGAGGCGGCGGCGCGGGAGATCGCCACCGCCTTCGGGGTGCCGCCGATGCTCCTCGGCATTCCCGGCGATGCCACCTATGCCAACTACCAGGAGGCCAACCGCGCCTTCTATCGCCTGACCGTGCTGCCGCTGGCGTCTCGCGCGATGGCGGCCCTGTCGGCATGGCTGGGGCGTTTCGCCCCCGATCAGGCGGTGGAGCTTCGGCCCGACCTCGACCAGGTGCCCGCGCTCGGGCCGGAGCGCGAGGCAGCGTGGCGGCGGATCGGCGAGGCCGACTTTCTGACAGACGCGGAGAAGCGGGCGCTCTTGGGGCTGCCGGCGCAGATGGAAGGGGACGCATGATGACGACCGCGATTGGCCCGGGCGAGACCGGGCTGGAGGTGAAATACTGCCAGACTAAGGCGGGTCTGTCGCTCGTCGACGGCATGAAGGTGGAGGGCTACGCCTCGCTGTTCGGCCAGCCCGACCGGAGTGGCGACGTGGTCCAGCCCGGCGCCTACGCCGCCTCGCTCGCGCAGCTCAAGCGCGAGGGGCGCAAGGTGAAGATGCTGTGGCAGCACGACCCCGGCCAGCCCATCGGCGTCTGGGACGAGGTGCGCGAGGACCGACGCGGCCTGTTCGTGCGCGGGCGGCTCCTGCGCGACGTGGCGCGGGGCCGCGAGGCGGCTGCGCTGGTCGAGGCGGGCGCGATCGACGGGCTGTCGATCGGGTACCGCACGAAACAGGCGGAGCGCGACCGCGCCGGACGGCGCCTTCTGCAAGAGATTGAGCTCTGGGAGGTGTCGCTGGTGACCTTTCCGATGCTCACCGAGGCACGGGTCGGCCGCAAGGAAGAAGAACCCTGCGAGGACCCGCTGCACGACCTGGTCGCGGCGATCGAGTCCGTTCGCCAGGAGATGGGCGCTGGCTGACGCGGCCCGGAGACCGACCAACCGGACAACCACGACAATCGAGGAACCGATGAGCACGACCGACAGACCGGACGGGCGCGGGCCCGGTGCGCCCGAGACCAAGGGCGCGAGCGGCCCCGACCTGCGCGTGGCGCTGACCGGCTTTCTGAGCGACTTCAGGTCGTTCCGGGCCGAAACGCTGAAGAAGATCGACACACAGGAAGAGCGACTGACCATGCTGGACCGCAAGACCGCGCCGCTGGGGCGCCCCGCCCTCGCCGCGCCCGACCACGACGACCTCGCCGCGCCGCATGTCAAGGCCTTCGAGACCTACTTGCGCTCGGGTGACGACGATGCGCTGCGCGGCCTCGACTACGAGGCGAAGGCCATGTCGACGGCGGTGGCCGGCGACGGCGGCTATCTCGTCGACCCGGTGACCTCCGACACGATCCGCTCCGTGCTCGACAGCACGGCTTCGATCCGCGCCGTCGCCAACGTCGTCAACGTCGAGGCGGGCGCCTACGATGTGCTGGTCGACCGCGGCACCCTAGAGACCGGGTGGGCCGACGAGACGGCGGCGCAGACCGAGACGGGCACGCCGATCATCGAGCGCATCTCGATCCCGCTGCACGAGCTCTCGGCGATGCCCAAGGCCAGCCAGCGGCTGCTCGACGACAGCGCCTTCGACATCGACGCCTGGCTCGCCACGCGCATCGCCGAGAAGTTCGCCCGCGCCGAGGCGGCGGCCTTCATCAGCGGGACCGGCTCGGGGCGGCCGCGCGGCTTCCTCGACCACACCATCGCCGACAACGAGACCTGGGCCTGGGGCGAGATCGGCTATGTCCCCTCGGGGGCCGATGGCGATTTCGGCTCTGCCGACGCGCTGATCGACCTCGTCTACGCGCTTGGCGCCACCTACCGCGCCAACGCGGCCTTCGTGATGAACTCAAAGACGGCCGGTGCGGTGCGCCGGCTGAAGGACAACGATGGCCGGTTCCTGTGGGCCGACGGGCTGGCGGCCGGCGAGCCGGCACGCCTGCTGGGCTACCCCGTGCTGATCGCCGAGGACATGCCCGAGATCGCGACGAACGCACCGGCCATCGCCTTCGGCGATTTCCACGCGGGCTACACGGTGGCCGAGCGCCCCGACATCCGGGTGCTGCGCGACCCGTTCTCGGCGAAGCCGAACGTGCTGTTCTACGCCACCAAGCGCGTGGGCGGCGATGTGACGGACTTCGCCGCGATCAAGGTGCTTCGTTTCTCGGCCACCTGATCTCTGCGGGGCGCGGGGGCAGTCTCGCCCCCGCGCTCGACGACGATGCGAGCGGAGAGATGGGATGATGCTGACCGAAGTGACGGCGGTGCCCACGCAGGCGCTGCCGGTATTGCAGTTCCGTGACCATCTGCGGCTGGGCACGGGATTTGCCGATGACGGGTTCGAGGACGCGCTCCTCGAGACGTATCTGCGCGCGGCCATCGCGGCCGTCGAGGCGTGGACCGGCAAGGCGCTGCTGGCGCGGGACTTCGCGCTGGAGGTGCAGGACTGGACGGGCCCGGAGGCGCAGACCTTTCCGGTGGCGCCCGTGAGCGCGGTCGGTTCGGTCGCTCTGGTGGCGGCGGACGGGACGCCCGAGACGGTCGACCCGGCACGCTACTGGCTGGTCGAGGACACGCATGTGCCGGCGCTCAGGGGCGCGGCAGGTTACCTGCCGACGATCCCCTTCGGCGGACGGGCGCGCCTCGCCTTTACCGCGGGGTTCGGCGTGGAGTGGGGGCTGGTGCCGCAGGACCTCGCCCACGCGGTGCTAATGCTCGCCGCCTACTACTACGAGTATCGCCACGAGGCGCGGATCGGGGCCGAGCGCATTCCCTACGGCGTCTCGCGGCTGATCTCGTCGTGGCGCGTGGTGCGGCTCGGCCGGGGGGCGGCGCGATGAGGGCGTCGCAGCCCGTGCTGACTCGCCGCCTCGTGCTTGAAGCGCGGCGGCGTGAGCCGGATGGCGCGGGCGGCTATGTCGAGACCTGGGAGGCGCTCGGCGTGCACTGGGCCGAGGTGAAGCCGCGGCGGGGGCGGGCGCTGGCGAGCGACGCGCTGCCCAAGGCGGTCATCCCCGTCGACATCGTGGTGCGCGCGATGGCTCCCGGCCGGCCGGGCCGTCCGCGGGCTGACCAGCGTTTCCGCGAGGGGACACGCACGTGGCGGATCGAGGCGGTGTCCGAGGCCGATCGAGGGGCACACTTTCTGGTCTGCGAGGCGCGAGAAGAGGAGGTCAGCCCATGAGCTATGGAGCGGCGGCCGCGCTTCAGGCGGCGATCTACCAGAGGCTGGTGGCGGACCCGGTCGTGCAGGCGCTTGCAGGTGGGCGGATCTACGACGCCGCGCCCGTGGGCGCAGTGCCCGATCTCTACGTGTTGCTCGGGCCGGAGGATGCGCGCGACCGGGGCGACTTCACCGGCCACGCGGCGCGCCACGATTTCACCGTGAGCGTGGTGGCCGACACGGGCGGCTTCCACCGCGCGAAGGAGATCGCCGCAGCGATCTCGGACGCGCTGGTGGATGCGCGCCCGGCCCTCACGCGCGGCCGGGTGGTGCGGATGGACTTCGTGCGGGCGGTGGCCCGCCGGGTGGGGCGGGCCGCGCGACGACGCATCGACATGCGCTTCGCCGCGCTGGTGGCCGAGGACTGAGCCTCGGGCGCCCGTTTCCCGAAACGCGAACATAAAGGAGGTGGGCCATGGGGGCTCAATCCGGCAAGGATCTGTTGATCAAGATCGAGGCCTCGGGCGGCGGCGCCTTCGAGACACTGGCGGGTCTGCGCGCAACGCGGCTCAGCCTCAACGCGCAGACGGTCGACGTGACGACGCTCGACAGCCCGGGCGGCTGGCGCGAACTGCTCGTCGGTGCGGGCGTGCGGAGCGCGTCGCTCTCGGGATCGGGCGTGTTCAAGGACGCGGCGAGCGATGCGCGGGCGCGCGAGGTGTTCTTTGGCCAGCAGGCGCCGGCCTTCCAGGTGGTCGTGCCCGATTTCGGCACGATCGAGGGGCCTTTCCAGATCACGGCCATCGAGTATGCCGGCGATTACGACGGCGAGGCCACCTACGAGGTGAGCATGGCCTCGGCCGGCGCGATCAGCTTCATTGCGGCCTGAGCCATGGCCAATCCGTGGGCGGGGGAAGTTGCGCTCGTCGTCGATGGCGAGCGGCGGGTGGCGAAGCTGACGCTGGGCGCGCTGGCCGAGCTCGAGGCGGAGCTCGCCTGCGGGAGCCTCGTCGAGGTGATCGACCGCTTCGAGCAGGGCCGCCACAGCGCGCGCGACGTGCAGGCGGTGCTCGTGGCTGGCTTGCGTGGCGGCGGCTGGGACGTGACGGCGGCCCAGCTGATCTCGGCCGACATCGCGGGTGGGCCGCTCTCGGCGGGCGCGGTGGCGGCGGAGCTGCTGGTACGCGCCTTTTCCCTGCCGGAGCAGTGACGGCATGGACTGGCAGGGGCTGATGCGGCTCGGGCTGGCCGAGCTGCGGCTGGACCCGGCCGTCTTCTGGGCTTTGACGCCCGTGGAACTCTTGATTCTGGCTGGGCGCGATGGGGGCACGGCGCCGATGGCCCGGGCGCATCTCGACGCGCTCGCCGCCCGCTATCCCGACGAGACAGGAGGACGACATGGCCGATGAGGCAGAGCGCAGTGACGCGCTCGAGACGCAGCTCGAGCAGTTGGAGGAGCGGCTGGGTGGCGCGGGTGCCATGGTCGAGCGCTTCGATGCCGAACTCGCGCGGATGACGTCGAGCATGAGCCGGGCCCAGGCAAGCGCGAGCACGCTGTCGAACTCGATCAGCCGCGGTCTCAGGCGGGCCTTCGACGGGCTCGTTTTCGACGGCAAGTCGGCTACGGACGCGCTGCGCACCGTCTCCACGTCGATCGCGAACGCGACCTATTCGGCGGCGCTGCGCCCGATCGCGAAGCAGTTCGGCGGGCTGGTCGGGCAGGGGCTGGCGCAGATCGGGGCTGTGGGCTTCGCCGATGGCGGCGTGTTCGCCGGAGGGCGGGCGACGCCGGGGGCCGGGGCGCGCGTGCGCGCCTTCGCACGGGGCGGCGTTGTCTCGGGCCCGACCACCTTCCCGATGCGGGGCGGCACCGGGCTGATGGGCGAGGCGGGACCCGAGGCGATCCTGCCGCTCGAACGGGGGCCCGACGGGCGGCTTGGCGTGCAGGCCGGAGGCGGGGCACGGCCCGTGCAGGTGGTGATGAACGTGACCACGCCCGACGTCGAGGGCTTCCGCCGCTCGGGGGGGCAGATCGCCGCGCAGGTGGGCCGGGCGCTCGCCCGCGGCCAGCGGAACAGGTGAGGAGGGCAGTATGGCCTTTCACGAGGTACGGTTCCCCGCTTCGCTCAGCTTCGGATCGAGCGGCGGACCGGAGCGGCGGACCGAGATCGTCACGCTGAGCAACGGTTTCGAGGAGCGCAACACACCGTGGGAGGCCTCGCGGCGGCGCTACGATGCGGGGCTCGGCATGCGCTCGCTGGACGATATCGACGCGCTCATCGCCTTCTTCGAGGCGCGGCGGGGGCCGCTGCACGGCTTTCGCTGGAAGGACTGGGGCGACTGGCGATCCTGCGCGCCGTCTGCCGAGGTCGCCGCGACCGACCAGTGGATCGGCACCGGAGGCGGGGCGCGCGAGACCTTCGATCTGCTCAAGACCTATGTATCGGGAACCGAAACCTGGATGCGCCGGATCGCCAAGCCGGTGGCGGGCACCGTGCGCGTGGCGGTCGACGGGGTGGAACAGGCGGAGGGGGTCGACTGGACGCTCGATGCCGCGACGGGTGTCGTGACCTTCGCCGTGCCGCCCGGGCCGGGAACGGGGGTGACCGCCGGCTTCGAGTTCGACGTTCCGGTGCGGTTCGACACGGATCGGCTCGACATCTCCTATTCCGGCGTTGCTGCAGGCGAGGTGCCGAGCGTGCCGGTCGTGGAGATCCGGACATGAGCGGGGGGCGCGAGGCACTGCTCGCCCAACTGGGCACCGGCGCGACGTCGATCTGCCGCGCCTGGGCCCTGGAGCGGAAAGACGGTGTGCGGCTGGGTTTCACCGACCATGACCGCGATCTGGCATTCGACGGCTGGGAGTTTCGTGCCGAGACCGGCATGAGCGCGGGCGCCCTGATGCAGACAACGGGGCTCGCGATCGACAACGTCGAGGCGGCGGGCGCGCTGTCCTCTTCGGCGATCACGGAGATCGACATCGCGGCCGGGCGATACGACGGTGCCGCGGTGACCTGCTGGCTGGTCGACTGGACCGACGTGGCGCGACGGATGGTGCTGTTTCGCGGCCATCTGGGCGAGCTGACGTGGGGCACGGGCGCCTTCCGCGCCGACCTGCGCGGGCTCACCGAAGAGCTGAACCAGCCCCGCGGCCACGTCTACCAACGGATCTGCGGGGCGGTGTTGGGCGACGGGGGCTGCGGCGTCGATCTCGACGACCCCGCCTATTCGGCCGAGGTGGCCGTCGAGGACGTCGATGGCAGCCGCAAGTTTCGCTTCACCTCGCTGCAGGGCTTCGCGGAGGGGTGGTTCGCCCGCGGGCGGCTTCGCGTGCTGACGGGGGCGGCTGCGGGCCTCGTCGGTCAGGTGCGCGACGATTGGCTGGGGGCCTCCGATCGGACGCTCGAGCTCTGGCAGGAGCTGCGCGCGCAGGTGTCCGTGGGCGATACGGTGCGCGTCGAGGCGGGGTGCGACAAGGCGCTGGAGACGTGTCGGGGCAAGTTCGGAAACGTCGTCAACTTCCGTGGCTTTCCCTACATCCCCGGCGACGACTGGGTGACAGTCTACCCGCAACGCGCGGGCCTGAACGACGGCGGCAGCTATCGCCCCCGCACGCGAGACCTGACATGAGCGGGGCGGAGGTGGTCGCGGCCGCGCGGCACTGGCTCGGCACGCCCTACCGGCATCAGGCCTCGCGCCGTGGCGCTGGCTGCGATTGCCTCGGCCTCGTGCGGGGGGTGTGGCGAGCGCTCTACGGACGCGAGCCGCAGGCCATCCCGCCCTACAGCCCGGACTGGGGCGAGCCACAGGGCCGCGAGGTGCTGTGGGAGGCGGCGCGGCGCCATTTGCGGATGCGGGGCGCGGCCGAGCCGGGCTTGGCGGGCGACCTGCTGTTGTTCCGCATGCGGGCGCGCGGGGTGGCCAAGCACCTCGGCATCGCAGCCGAGGGGCCTGCTGGCCCAACCTTCATCCACGCCATGAGCGGGCGCGGGGTGGTGGAGAGCGCGCTCTCCGCCCCCTGGGCGCGGCGCATCGTGGCGCGGTTCGTCTTTCCCGACACTGACACGCACACGCGAGGCTGAGGCATGGCGACGATCCTTCTTTCGGCGGCCGGCGCGGCGATCGGCGGGGCCGTGGGCGGCTCTGTACTCGGCCTTTCCTCGGTCGTGATCGGGCGCGCGATCGGCGCGACGGTCGGCCGGGTCATCGACCAGCGGCTGATGGGGGCGGGCAGCGACGTCGTCGAGATAGGCAAGCTTTCACGCTATCGGGTGACGGGAGCGAGCGAGGGCACGGCGATGGCCCGCACCTACGCCCGCACGCGCGTGGGCGGGCAGGTGATCTGGTCGACCCGGTTCAAGGAGCGGGTGCGCAAGGAGGACGTGGGGGGCAAGGGCGGCGGTGGTGCAACGACCAAGACCTATTCCTACTCGGTCAGTCTCGCTGTCGCGCTGGGGGAGGGGCCGATCCTGCGGGTGGGCCGCGTCTGGGCCGACGGGATCGAGATCGGGCGCGACGAGCTCGACATGCGGATCTACCCCGGCGACGAGGATCAGCTGCCCGACCCGCTGATCGAGGCGGTGGAAGGGGCAGGCAACGCGCCCGCCCATCGCGGTACCGCTTATGTGGTGATCGAGGGGCTGGAGCTCGGGCCGTTCGGCAACCGGGTACCGCAGCTGTCGTTCGAGGTGGTGCGCCCGACCGACGAGGACGTGGTGCCGGAGGATACGCGGAGCCTGTCCAGCATGATCCGCGGCGTGGCGCTGGTGCCCGGCTCGGGTGAATACGTGCTTGAGCCCGAGCGGGTGACGCGCACGACCGAGCCGGGCAGGACGGAGGCGCTGAATCACAACGCGCCGGGGCTCGAGGCCGATTTCCGTGTGGCGATGCGTCAGCTCGAGGAGGAGTTGCCTCTCGCGGAGTCGGTGACGATGGTCGTCTGCTGGTTCGGCGACGACCTGCGCTGCGGGGAGTGCAGGCTGCGCCCCAAGGCCGAGCAGACCGAGATCGATGCCGACAACCTGCCGTGGTACGTGAGCGGCGTGGCGCGCGAGGACGCACAGGTTGTGCCGCTCGTCGATGGCCGGCCCCTTTATGGCGGCACGCCGACCGACCAGTCGGTGATCGCCGCCATCGAGGAGATGCGGGCAGCCGGCAAACATGTCGTCTTCTACCCGTTCATCCTGATGGATCAGATGACGGGTAACACGCTGCCCGACCCGTGGACGGGCGATGTGGGGCAGGCGGCCCTGCCGTGGCGGGGCCGGATCACCACGTCGCTTGCGCCCGGGCTGCCCGGCACGCCCGACCGCACGGCGGCGGCCGAGGCGGAAGTGGCGGACTTTTTCGGCAACGCGCAGCCGGGCGATTTCGAGGAGGTCGAGGTCGCACCGCCCGTGCCAGAGGAAAGCGGGGGCGAGGGGCAGGACACTGTGCGGATCGTGACGCCCGCCTCGTCAGCGCCGCCGCGCCCGGCCGTCGCCTACACCGGGCCGCAGGACTGGGGCTACCGGCGGTTCATCCTGCACTACGCCCATGTCTGCAAGGCGGCGGGCGGCGTCGACGCCTTTTGCATCGGCTCGGAAATGCGCGCGTTGACGCAGATCCGCGCGGCCGGCGACAGCTTTCCGGCCGTCGCTGCGATGCGGACACTGGCGCAGGAGGTGCGCGACATCCTGGGGCCAGACTGTAGGATCGGCTACGCGGCCGACTGGTCGGAGTATTTCGGCTACCAGCCGGCGGACGGGTCGGGCGACGTATACTTCCATCTCGACTCGCTCTGGGGCGACCCTGCGATCGATTTCGTGGGGATCGACAACTACATGCCGCTGTCTGACTGGCGCGAGGGGCTGGAGCATCTCGACGCGCAGGACGGCACCTCGGCCATCTACGACATCGCCTATCTCAAGAGGGGCGTTGCAGGCGGCGAGGGCTACGACTGGTACTACCCCGACAAGGCGGCGCGCGACGCGCAGGACCGGCTGCCTATCGAGGACGGTGCCCATGGCGAGCCCTGGATCTACCGCTACAAGGATCTCCGCAGCTGGTGGGAGAATACCCACCACGAGCGGCGGGGCGGCGTGCGGCAGGCCCAGGCAACCGACTGGGTGCCGATGTCGAAACCGATCTGGTTCACCGAGTTCGGCTGTGCCGCGGTCGACAAGGCGACCAACCAGCCCAACAAGTTCATCGACCCCAAGTCGTCGGAATCGCGGCTGCCCTGGTACTCGACTGGCCAACGCGACGAGCTGATCCAGCAGCAATACCTTCGTGCGGTGATCTCCTACTGGGAGGACCCGGCGAACAACCCGGTCAGCCCGGTCTATGGCGGGCCGATGCTCGACATGGGTCGCGCGCATGTCTGGGCGTGGGACACGCGGCCCTTTCCGCAGTTTCCCAACCGGCTCGACCTGTGGTCGGACGGCGAGAACTATGCCCGTGGACACTGGCTGAACGGACGCACCTCGCACGAGTCGCTTGCCGCAGTCATCTACGACATCTGCCACCGCGCAGGGGTGACGGGGGTTGACGTTTCGCGGGTCTACGGCCTCGTACGCGGCTACGAGACGGACATGGGCGGTGGCGCGCGGGGAGCGCTGCAGCCGCTGCTACTCGCCTACGGTGTCAACGCGGCCGAGCGCGAGGGCAATCTACGCTACACGATGCGGACGGGGCGGAGCTCGACGGCGCTCTCGACGGGCGTTCTGGCCGTGCGCTCCGAGATCGACGGCGATCTCGAGATGTCGCGCGCGCCAGCGGCCGAGAGCCCGGGGCGGGTGCGGCTGGCCTTCGTGCGCGCAGGGGGCGACTTCGAGACGGCGGCGACCGAGGCGGCGTTTCCGGGCGAGGAGTCAAAGACGCCTGCGGCAAGCGAGGTGCCGCTGGTGCTGGGCGAGGCCGAGGCGCAGGGCATGGCCGAGCGCTGGCTGGCCGAGGGTCGGGTGGCGCGCGACGCGGCGCGCTTTGCGCTGCCGCCCTCGGCGCTTGGTCTCGGCGCGGGCGACGTCGTGACGCTCGAGGGCGCGAACTGGCGGATCGACCGGGTGGAGCTGGGCGCCGGCCAGCTCGTCGAGGCCGTGCGGGTCGAGCCCGGCTCGTACGAGACGGCGCCGGCCGAGGAGGCGCCCGCGCCGTCGCGCCCGGTCGTGCCGCCAGTGCCGGTGGCGCCGGTCTTCCTCGATCTGCCGTTGATGACAGGGGCGGAGGTGCCGCATGCGCCGCACCTCGCCGTCGCGGCGGAGCCGTGGCCCGGTCCGGTTGCAGTGCTGAGCGCGGCGTCGGACGCCGGCTATGCGCTCGACCGGCTGGTGGGCGCATCGGCCACGCTGGGGCGGACGCTCGATGCGATGCCTGCCGCGCGACCGGGCCGGTGGGACAGGGGCGCGCCGGTCAGGGTGCGGATGGCGACCGGAGGCGTGCTCGCCTCGGTCGACGTCGCGGCCCTTCTGGCCGGCGCCAACCTCTTCGCCATCGGCTCTGGCGGTCCGTCCGGGTGGGAGCTGTTCCAGGCCGCGCAGGCGGACCTCGTCGATGACGACACCTGGGCGCTGTCGCTGCGGCTGCGCGGCCAGCTCGGAACGGAGGCCGACATGGCGCCGGCTTGGCCAGCGGGCGCGCGCGTCGTTGTCATCGATCCGGCGCTCGTGCAGATCGGCCTGCCGGCTTCGGCCCGCGGGCTCGAGCGGCACTTCCGGATCGGGCCGGCGGGGCTGCCGCTCGACGACCCCGCGATCCTGCACCTCGTCGCCGCCTTCGAGGGCGTGGGGCTAAGGCCTTATGCGCCGGTGCATCTGCGGGTCGTCGACCGCGGGGATGGCGGGCTCGACCTCACGTGGGTCCGCCGGACGCGGATCGACGGTGACAGCTGGCTCGGCGAGGACGTGCCGCTCGGCGAGGAATCGGAGCGCTATCGCGTCCGGGTGCTCGCCGCGGCGGATGTGGTGATGCGCGAGGTTGATGTGACCGCTCCGGCGTGGACGTGGAGTGCCGCGGCACGCGCGGCGGATACCGGCGCCATGGCGCTCGCGGTGGCGCAGGTGAGCCAGGCTTTCGGTGCGGGCCCTTACAGAAGGATCGAACTCGATGGATGAGACGCCGAATCTCGGCCTGCCGCTGGTGATGCCCAGCCAGGCGCAGAAGCATGTGACGGTCAACGAGGCGCTCCTGCGGCTCGACGCTGCGGCGCAGCTGGTGCTGGAGGAGGCTGCGCGGGCCGACCCGCCGGCATCCGCGCCCGATGGCGCCTGCTATGGCGTGGGCCCCGCGGCCACGGGGGCGTGGGCCGGGCAGGAGGGCCGGGTGGCCGTCGCCGACAATGGCGGCTGGTCGTTCCTCGACCCGCTTCCCGGCTGGCGCGCGTGGGATGTGGGAGAGGGCCAGGGGCTGCTCCGCGTGGGTGGAGGCTGGGCGCCGGAGGGCGTGTCGCGGGCACCCTCGGGCGCGGCGGCGCGCTTCATCACGGTCGAGGCGCTGCACGACGTGGTGCCAGGGGCCGACAACGTGACGGCGCTCGTCATCCCCGCGCAGGTGACGATCTTCGCCGCCTCGGCGCGGGTGGCAAGCGAGGTCACCGGCACGGCGACAACATGGCGGCTGGGCGAGGCGGGCGCGACGAACCGCTTCGGCTCGGGCCTCGGCCGCGCGGCCGGGAGCTATGCCGATGGGCTGCTCGGGCAGCCGCAGGCCTATTATGCGCCGACACCGCTCGTCGTGACGGGGGAGGGCGGGGATCTTGCCGGCGGCCAGATCCGGCTCGCCCTCCATTATCTCGCCTACGACCTGCCGGGCGCGTGAGATGCGCCGTCCCCTTCCAGGCGACATCGCGGCGATCGCGCGCGTACTGCTCGCTCTTCCGCCCTCTGCCCGGCCGATCCGCCTCGCCCGCCTGATCGCAGCGGCCGAGACGGCGGACGCGCATCGGCAGACCGTGGGCCGCGCGCATCCTCGTTGGGGCACGGGCAGCCTCATGGCGGCTGCGAGCGGCATGCCGAAGGCCACCGATCCGGGCTTTGGCGACGACGAGTATTGCCGGTGCTGGGTGTTGACGCTCGAGGCGCTGATCCGTCACCGGGCGCGGCGGGCCGGGCGCTAG